ACCGTCGGCGGTTGTGATGCGGAAAGCCGCGGAACTAGGCGACGATTTCGAAGAGGTAACGGACGACCACCCGTTGTTGCGCCTGTTGTCTACGGCTAACCCGTGGTTCAACGGATACGACGCTACGGTGTTGCGTGTCGTGTGGCAAGAATTGACGGGTAACGCGTACCAACACGTCATTACCGACGCGTTCGGCACGCCGACGGAACTATGGCCAATGCCGCCACAATGGACGGAAGTAATCCCCGACCCCGTCGAATTCATTAGCGGCTATCGCTACGGCAAGGGTAGCGAATCAAAACAAACCTTCCCCGCGGATGAGGTTATCCATTTCCGACGGCCGAACCCGCGCGACCTGTTCTACGGCATGGGGAAACTCGAAGCCGCGTGGGGCGCCGCGAATGCGAACGCCGCGCTACATTCGATGGATTTGGCGATGTTCCAAAACAACGGACGCCCCGACTACCTGTTGACTATCAAGGGGAACGCGTCGGGCGATGAATTGGAACGGGTAGAGCGCGCCATAAAGCAGAAATTTCGCGGGCCGCGTAACCGCGGGAATTTCATGGTTTCTACCGCGGAAATCGACGTCAAGCCGTTAGCGTTCCCGCCGAAGGATCTCACGGGGCGCGACGATGTTGTGGAAGAAATCGCCGCGGTGTTCGGCGTGCCCGTGTCCATGTTGAAGGCGAACGACCCGAACCTAGCGGGCGCGTCTATCGGGTTCGCGTCGTGGCGTGAAATGACCGTACTCCCGTTGTGCCGCATGGACGAAGAGACTCTAAACCAACGGCTATTGCCGATGTTCGGCCTAGAAGGCGACGCGGTGCTAGCCTATGACGACCCTGTACCGTTGAACCGCCAACAGGATTTGACCGAAACGCAAGTGGCGGTATCGGGTGGTTGGCTTACCCCGAATGAGGCGCGCGAACGCTACGGGTTGGAACGTACCGACGACCCAATGGCCGACCGCCTGTTGGTCAACGGGCAACCGCTAGGGGCCGCGGCGCCCGCTCCAATGGCACTAGACGCGACGCCGCCACAAACCGCCGCGGTTACTCCACCCGCGCCGCCTGTCGCGACGTCGGCCGACGCCGTGGCACCGTCGGCCGCACCAACCACCGCCACAAAGTCGGCGCTTTCCGATTGCGTCGCCGCGAAGATTCCGACGCTACTAGCGGAGGGCTACGACGAATCACAAGCCGCCGCTATCGCGTACGAAATGTGCGGCGAGTCGAAAGCGTTGCAGGATATCGACACCGTGCCGCCGCAAGCCGTAGCCGACAACGCGCGGCGCGCGCTTGAAGTACGCGAATCGAAGCCGCCTAGCCAACGCGGCATGACGGCTACGGGCATCGCGCGCGCCCGCGACCTAGCGAACCGCGTGGCCGTGTCGGAAGACACCATCCGAAGGATGGTGGCATACTTCGAACGCCACGAATCGGATAAGGCGGGCGAAACGTGGGACGAACATGGCAAGGGGTGGCAAGCGTGGCACGGTTGGGGCGGCGACGATGGTTGGGCGTGGGCGAAACGAAAGCGCGACGAATTCGACCGCGAACGCGGCGCGAAGTCGCACGCGAAATCGTGCGCGTGTTGCGGCATCGACGCGCACGACGTCAAGCATTCCGACCTTTGGCTAACCGACGCCGACCGCATCACGAAAGCCGCGGGTACGGGTGAACTAGTAGACGACGAATTGTTGGCGGGCTTCCTGAAAGGGGTAGACGCCGTGTTTGCCGCGCAGATTCGCGCCGTCGTCGCCGCAATCAAACGCGAGGGCGACGCGACGCCCGACACGGTTGCGCGCGCCGTCGGCGTGTTGGAGCGTGGCGCGTGGCATCGCGAATTGGTGGACGCGCTAGCGCCATACATTCGTCGTTCGTTGCAGCACGGCGCCGATATCGGCTTTGCCAACCTGTCGAAACTCGCGACGTCTACGGCCGTCGCCGAATTGGGTTGGAGTAGCAAAGAACTAGCGGAGTACGTCGAACGCGGTAGCGTTCGGTTGGCGTCGCGCGCGGCCGATTCAATCAACGGCTATACCGTCGAACGCTTGCGCGATATGTTCGGTGAGGGAATGTCACTAGGTGAAAACACCGATGAACTCGCCGAACGCGTGCAAGAATGGGCACGCGGCGAGGGCGACGACGTGCGCGCGACGCGCCGCCGTGCAACGATGATTGCACGCACCGAAGCCGCGCGCGCGGCGGCAACCGCCGAAACCGACGCGTGGAAATCCACGGGGCTAGTGTCGGGCAAGCGTTGGATACTTGCGCCCGACCCGTGCGAATTCTGCGAAGCCGTCGCGAAGAGGTTTACCGAAAATGGCGTGGGGTTAGAGGATTCGTTCTACGCGAAGGGCGACACGTTGACGGGCGCCGACGGCGGGAAAATGAAACTCGATTATGAAGAGATTTCGGCGCCGCCGCTGCACCCGAATTGCCGATGCGCGATGCAACCGACGTTGGTAGACGATTACGAAAACATTGCGGCGGAAGCCGAACGACGCGCACGCGCGCGGAAGGTATGACCATGCAACGCAAGAAACTAAAAGCCGAATTGGTGCCTAGCGCGGGCGGATTCACCGCGACCGTCACAACCGCCGCAATCGACCGCGACGGCGAGGTGGTAATCCCGCAAGGTATGAATAGCACGGAGTACGAATCCAACCCCGTGCTGTTTTGGAATCACGACCTAACGCTACCCGTCGGCCGTTGCGTCGCGTTGCAACGCAACCCCGATAGCATCGTGGGCGAATTTCAATTGGCCGAACGCCCCGCGGATTACGTCGGCGAATTCTTCCCCGATTTCGTGCGCGCGGTGATTGGTCAAGGGGTGGTCAAGGGCGTAAGCATTGGCTACGTCCCCGAACAGGGCGGCACGCGCCGCGCGACCGTAGACGACCGCAAGCGTTACGGCGACGCCGTGCATACTGTCTACAACAAATGGCGCCTGATGGAAATTTCCGTGGCGCCCCTCCAATGCAACCCGCAAGCGTTGATAAGCGCCGTACGCAAGGGCGCCGTAGACGCCGCCGCGGCCGCGCGTTGGTTGGATTACGTCGAACCCCGACGCGTGCAAATTGTCGTACCCGTGCCCGCGCGCACGTGGGCCGACGCCGCAAGCGCGGCGCGGGTTCAACCGATGGACACTAACGCCGTGGTGCGTCGCGAATTGGCGCGCGCCCGCGGCGCGTTGCGTTGACGTGGCGGCTACGAACGGGCGGCAATGTGCCTAGACGCGTAGCCTAGAACTAGACGCAACACCGAAGGAATTACCGATATGCGTACACTCAAAATTTCAGAATTCACCACCGCACTAAAGAACGCCGCCGCACAACACGGCGAACGCGGCGTGGCGCACACGAAAGCACTCATGCTTCAAGATTGCATGATCGTGGACGAATCGGGCGCACCGATTGACCCTGCAAACATCGACGTGATGGTGGCACCCGCCGCCGCGCCCGCCGAAGTCGAAACCGACATGGCAAAGCCCGAAGAGAAGGCGGACACCGCCGCCGTGGCGAAGTCTGTCCGCGCAGAAATCCGCGCGGCAATCGCCGACGCCGCACCCGCTGCACGTCGCGCGATTGTGACGGGTGGCGACGACGACGCGCCGAAGTTCCGCGGCGGTCGGTTGAAGAATTTCACCGACAACCGCGAAGCCTACCGATTCGGTCGGTTCCTCTTCGCCGCGTGCAATCACACGAAATCGGCGGATTGGTGCGCGCGGAACGGGCTTACCGTCAAGGCGCATTCCGAAGGGAACAACAGCGCGGGCGGATTCCTAGTTCCCGACGAATTCTCCGACACGCTGATTTCGCTTCGCGAACAATACGGCGTCTTTCGCGCCAACGCGAAGTCGTGGCCGATGTCGCGCGACGTGATTTACATTCCACGACGTACGGGTACCCTCACGTCGTATTGGGTCGGCGAGACAAAGGCGGCGACCGAATCCACGCAAACCTTCGACAACGTGATGCTACAGGCGAAGAAACTCTTTGCTCTCACCACCACGTCGTCGGAACTTGCAGAGGATGCGATTGTGAACATCGCCGACAATGTCGCGGGCGAAATCGCCTACGAATTCGCGTTGCGAGAGGATCAGGCGGGATTCAACGGCGACGGTACTAGCACGTACGGCGGCATCGTCGGTCTCGCAAACGCAATCGGTAGCGCGGGCACGTCGGATTCGGGAATCGGTACGGGTGCATTGGCAAGCGTCACGGTTGCAGACCTTCAAGCCGACATCCACGGCATGATGGCCCTACTTCCCGCGTACGCGCAGACTCCGAATACCAAAATCTATTGCCACAAGTCGGTTTTCCACGCGATGTTCGAACGCGTCGCGATGGGTGCGGGTGGCGTGTCCGCCGCAGAAATGCAAAACGGCGTGGCGCCGCGATTCTTCGGCTACCCCGTCGTGTTCTCGCAAGCAATGTCGGGCACCATTGGTTCGGGCACCGACGGCGCCGTGTTGGCGTACTTCGGCGACCTTACGCAAGCCGTCGCGTTCGGCGACCGTCGTAGCGTCACGATCAAGACATCCGATAGCGCGCTAAACGCGTTCGAACAGGACGAAATCGTAATCCGTGGCACCCAACGTATTGACATCAATTGCCATTCGTGCGGCGACACTACCGCCGCGGGCGCCGTCGTCATGCTCACCCGTTGATAGGAAGGGAAACCAACCATGATTGAAGTTTCAAACCAAAAGAGCGTTTTACTACTCAACTCGGCCGCCGCGGCAACGAACGCCACGGCAACCGCGAACGTCGATACGCGCGGATACGATTCATGCCGCATCGCGCTATGGCAATCGACCACCAACGCGCCAACCGCGTTGAAGGTTGAACACTCCGACACGACGGACGCTACGGCGTTCGTAACAATCAATGCGACGGGCGGTACCGATTTCACGATCGCCGCTAGCACGTCAACGACGACAAACCCGACGGCGGTTTTCGACATCGTTACCGCGGGGCTACGTCGATACCTTCGGCTTTCCTACACTCCTGCAACCGCTACGGCAAATGCCGTCGCTATCGCGGAACTAGGCCGACCGTTGACGGGTATCGACAGCGCCACCGACCTGTCGGCGGCGAATTGGGTTACGGTGCCTAGCCGCTAATTCGTTCCTGTCTCTTCCTACCTTGCTACGGGGCGTGGGTGCAAGCCCGCGCCCCGTAGTGTTGAAAGGCCACTATGCAACACAACAGCAACACGAAAACGATTTTGCTTACGCTCGGAACGACCGCCACGAACGCGACCGCGTCGGGGCAAGTCGATACAAAGGGCTTCGATTCGGTACGCGTCGCCGTATTCAAGTCAACGACCCACGCGCCGACTACGTTCAAAATTGAACACGGCGACACGACCGACGCTACCGCGTTTGTCGCGTGCGGCTTGACAGGCGGCACCGATTACACAATTCCCGCGCAAGCCGCGGGTACTACGAACCCCTATTGCGTGTTCGATATTGATACCGCGGGCTACCGTCGGTATCTGCAATTCTCTTGCACGCCTAGTTCATCGTCGAACATCATTACAACCGCCAACCTAGCGCGCCCTGCAATGGGTCGAAAGGCGGTAGACGATGTTGGCGCTACCGTGTGGGTACGTTCGCCCGAACGGTGATAGAATCGCCATAGCCAACGGGCGTCGGAGCCGTTAGTGGGCTACGCATAGCGGCGGCGGAAGCCGTCGCTATGTCTTATGACAATCACGAAAATCGACATCGGTTGCATGGATCGTTGTACCGCGGGCTTTGAACCGTGGGATATCGCGCAGGGCCGCGACGCGCGCGCGCTAGTCGGAATCCCCGACGGTTCGCTAGAAGTCGTCAAGGCTAGCCACGTTCTAGAACATATCCCGCACCGCGAAACGCTCGCCGTGTTGCGCGAATGGAATCGCGCGCTACGCGTCGGCGGTACGTTGCTAGTAGCGGTGCCCGATTTCGATAGATGCGTGGACGCGTACGCGCGCGGCGTCGCGTGGCCTGTCGAGCAATACATCATGGGCGGACAGACGGACGCCAACGATTTCCACGCGGCGATATTCAACCGACAGAAACTCACCGACGCGCTAGCGTCGGCGGGCTTCGAAGTCGTCGGAGATTGGGCGGGCGACTCCAATTCGTGTTCGTCGTTGCCCGTGTCGTTGAACATTCGCGCCGTAAAGCGCGCCGCGGGAGTGTTGCGTCGCGCGCCCGTTCGACCGCTCCCCGATATGCACGCCGTTATGTCTATGCCGCGGCTAGCGTGGACGGAAAACATGGGGTGTTGCTATACGGCATTGGGGCCGTTGCATATTCCGTTCGTGCGGTCGATTGGTGTATTTTGGGGGCAATGCCTACAACGATTGTTCCAACAGATTAGCGACGGTGGACAATTCAAGTATGTACTTGCAATCGACTACGATACGATTTTCGATGCACACGACGTATGTATGTTGCGAGACATCGCGGATAGGCACGAATTGGACGTGTTGTGCCCGTTGCAGATTGGCCGCGACCGTAACCAATTGCTTGCGAAAATCGACGACGGCACGGGGCTACCCGTGTCGGAACTAGCGGTGGAACGACTCGCCGACGATCATTGGCCCGTTCTGCACGGACACTTCGGGCTTACGTTGATTCGGTGCGACCGTCTACGGGAATTGCCTATGCCGTGGTTCATCGGGCACGCGGGCGCGAAGGGCGATTGGGGCAACGACCGCGTAGACGACGACGTACACTTTTGGAAGCACGCGAAAGCCGCGGGTTGGAAAATTTCGACGACGCCACAGGTACGCGTCGGCCACCTTCAAGTCGTCGCGTCGTGGCCCGATAGGAACTTGAATTGCGTCCACCAATTTATGCACGACTACCACACGAACGGGAAACCCGATTGGACACTACCACCAACGTAATTTGCATCGCGTTGCAACCGTGGGCGGGCGCGCGTCGCGGCGCGCTTGTCGCCGTGTCGCCCGCGCTTGCGGTTCAATTGCAGCGCCGCGGCGTGTTGGAATTCGTGACGCAATCCACGACCCCCGCAACCCCGCGGGAATCGCCCGTGGCGCCCGCCGACGTCGAAACCCCTACCGACACCCCACGCAAGCGCGGACGCCCGCCGCGGGCGAAATGACGCGGCTACGCGTGCCGATGAACGGAACAACCAATGGCCGTTGACCAATACGCCCTGACCACCCTCGCCGCGTTGAAAGCCTACATGGGCATTTCGACTAGCACCGACGACGCGGTGTTGGAGTCGGCAATCGACCGCGCTAGTTACGCAATCGAAGCGTACGCCGACCGTAGGTTTGTGCAGCGTCGGTTTTACGAATGGACGACGGCGCGTGGCGATAGCGGGCTTGTCGTTCACAATCCGCCCGTGGCGCACGTTCACTACGTGGGCTTTGGTTCGCTTGCGTGCATGACGGTGCGTAGCACGGTCGCCACCGACATTTCGGCCACTATCACGGTTAGAGAAAGCAAAATGACTCTAACCCGCACGGATTCAACGGGCAACGAAACCCAAACCGATATCAATTTCGCGAACCATAAGTCGTCGAACGCGCTCGCCGCGCAGATTAGCGCGACTACGGGTTTTGCCGCGTCGGCATCGGTGAATTGTTCCGCGTATCGAATCAATCGCCTAGTCGGCCGCGACCTGAAAGACAGCGTGGCTACCGTTACGTTCGCCGATCAGGCGCAAATGGACATAACGGGCGACCTACCGCGCGGCATTCTCTACTTTGGTCGTAGCGGCTACGACGACGACAACGGCGACGGGTGGCCTACGGCGCCCGTGTCGGTGCTAGTCGATTACGACGGCGGGTACGAAACGATTCCGCCCGACATTGTCCACGCGTGCCACCTAATCGCGAGCCGAATCTACAACGGGCGCAAGCGCGACACCGCGCTAGCGTCGGAGTCGTTCGGCGATTATTCCTATTCGCTAGGCGGCGTCGATTCGATGGACGCCGAAGCGCGCGCGCTCATCGCACCGTATAGGCGGTACTACAAATGAGCGTGTCTAGCCTCATCGCGCAGCACGGCGTAACGGTAGACGTGTTGACGCCGACGGCGACGATTGCCGCCAACGGTTCGGTATCGAACGGCTACGCGCTCACCGCGCAAATTGCCGCGTTCGTCCAACCGCGGTCGGCGGCCGATACGGATTTCGCGGGCGCGCCGCGTATGCGCGTCGGCGCCACGTTTTACTTTGCGGGGCAACAGTCGTTCGACACCGACGGCCTGTTGTCGATTACGGATGGACAATACGCGGTACGGTCGGTGCGTATTCCGATTCTTCGACCTAGCGCCGCGGCGAATTGCCACACAATCGTCGAAGCCGACCGCGTCAACGGGCTTACCTTTCCGATTGTCGAGGGGTGAACCTATGACGTTCGTACCCGATCCACACGTGCAGATGAAACTACGCCGCGCCGTGCAAGAGGGCGTAAACGCGTACCTTTTGACGGTGTCGCGCGCGATGCGAGAAACGCTATCGAAGCAAGGCGGCGGGCTTGTCTACCGTGTTGGCAAGGGAAAGAAAAACGGGCGTAACTTCCGCGAACGTGGATTCCATCGCGCGTCGCGGAGCGGACAACCACCCGCACCCGATACGGGCGCGTTGCGGCGGTCGTGGCAAGTCGGCCGCGGATTGCAGGGCGGCACGGGCGGCGTAGCGTTCCCGAAGGGTTCGGATACGTTCGTGCCGTCGCGACGCAAGCGCCGACCCGTACCCGCGGAAGCGCGGCAAGCGTTGTTGACCGTGATTAGCAACGGAAACGTAATCGGCTACCGATTCGGTAGCGCGTTGAAGTATGCGAGAATCGACCGCGGTTGGGGCCGCGTCAAGCCGCGGCCGTACGTCGAACCTACTATGGCTATGACGCGCGACCTATTCGAACCAATAATGGCTACCGCGCTTCGCCGTCATTTTGGAGGGCCGCCGCGTGCATAATCTACTAGACGCGTTGCGTACCAAAATCGCGACGTCGGGCACGGGTTCGGGCTTCGCGGCGCTGTTTAGCGGTCGCGTCTATCTTGACAGCGCCGCGGGTGATGATTCGTTGCCGTTGTGCGTCTATACGGGCGCTCAAAACCGATACGAACGTGCGTTCGATTCCACGTTGGATACGGTGAACGTCACGTTTTCGATTTTCGAACCGTCGAACCAATGCTATTACGGGCCGACGGGTAGTGCGCGCTTGAAAACGCTACTAGACGGCGCGGAACTAACCGCGACGGGCTACGCGCGCGCGGTGGTATACCTACGGCAACGGGGCGTCCCCGTTTTCGCCGATGATGTGTGGACAACATCCGACGTATACGAAATCGTTGGATTCGTGAAGGGATAAAAAAATGCCTACCGCATTCATTGTTGGAAACGACGGCGCCGTGGCCTTTCCTACGACCAATTACAGTATGAACGTCCGTACGTTCGCTGCAAACGTCGCGTATACGGAATCCGTGCTAACGGGTTTCGCGCATAGCGGCGCCGTTCGTCGGTTGGGTGTTACCGACATTACGGGCACTCTTGCGGGTACTCCGACGCGCGACACGGGTACGCCGTTCGGTACCATTACCTCTAACGTGCTACCGTCGCAACCGGGCGGTACCCTTACGCTATCTCTTACGGGTGGAACGACGACAACCAATACGAATGCGGTGCTATTGCAATTCGACGCGGTGTTCAGCGCGTACGCGTTCTCTGTCGATAAGAATGGGGATTCGACCCTTACCGTAAATTTCGGTATGAACGACACGAACGGGCCGACCGTGGTTTGGACGACGGCTTGACGCGCTATAGTGCGTCGCGATGAACCCGCTAATACAACCTAGCGACACCGATTGGATAGTGTCGGTAACGCATTCGGGCGGCATCGTGTCGAAATTTCGCGTAGCGCCTAGCACGGTGTCGGAAGAATGCGCCGTTGGTCGTGCAATTCGCGCGGGGAAAATCGACATCCGCACCGTTACCGACGTTCGCGTGGTGCGTGCCGCCGAACACGTTCGCGTAACGGAAGGCGACTACGAAACCCAATTGCGCGCACTACTAGCGAAGAGGCCCAACCAATGATCGGCGACGCGGTCGCAATCGTAGACGGCGTGGAACGTAGGTTCCCGCCGTTGTCCGTCCGTCAAGTCTGCACAATGCAAACCGCGCTAGCCGAACGCGCCGCGGCCGACGCTATCGCCGATTGCCGCGCGCTAGGGTTGGACGCCGATGAAACGATGCGCCGCGCACGCACGGCCCGCGAAGATTCGCGGCTTGCTACGTCGTTAGTGCGTTCGTGTTTCACGTTCGACGGCGCGTGCCGCGTGCTAACCGAATCGGTCGGCGCCGACCGCGCCGAATCCATGTTGGACGGCATCGCGCCCGATGCGTTGGTGGAACTTGCGTTGCAAGTCATCGGGTTTGAATGGGACAACGACGCGGGAAAATGGGTACGCCGTTCGCGGTTGAACCCCGACGCGAACGCGCGCGCGATTGGATAGGGGAAGCGTTTTTGGTGTCTACCGTGGCGAATATCGCCGACCCGCTAGCGTTGCCTGTTGGAGAATTCACCGCGTATCTAGAACTAGCCGCGCGGGGCGAATTGATACGCACGTCTAGCCCGATGAATACGCGGGCGTGGGTCGAATCTCAAAACCGATAGGTGGCGCGTTATGGCCGAAAAAGGCGGCGAAGTATTCATAGACATTACCGCGAAACTTGACGGCCTAGAAAAGGGGCTACAAGCCGCGAAGCCTATTGCCGTTCAACAGGGCGCTAAACTAGGCTACGATTTCGGCGGGAAGTTTTCCGAACAGGCGCGCGGCGTCGTCGGCACTATCGCGGGGCCAATGATGGCGGCGGGGCTTGCGAAAGCCGCCGCTAGCGTGTTGCGTTCGGATAAGAACATACCCGACGCGATTCTAGACGGGCTAAAAACGATACCGTTCGTCGGCGCCTTCGCCGACCTAGGTAGCGCCATTTACGACGCGACGTTTGCCGCCGCGGATAAGGCGGCCGACGACCTACTAGCGAAGCAAAACGCTGCACGCGACACGGGGCGACGTATCGCGGGTGAACGCGAGAAAGAGGCGCAAGCCGCGGCGAACGCTACTACCGCGCTTATGCGCGAACGCGAGCGCCTAGAAGTTACCAACGAAATCGCACGTACGCGCGCGCGTGGCGATGAAGAGGCGGCGGCACGCGCGGAAGCCGCGCGCGTCAAGGATGAGCAAGATACGGAACTTGCGTTCCGAATGGCGGAAGGAATTTCCGACCTAGAACTAAACGCGCTACTTGAATTGAACCGCGAAAAACAACGCGCGGCCGAAATTGAACTAGAAACGCGACTACGTACCATCCGCGAAGCCGCGCAGAAAGAGCGCGAAGCCGCGGCGGAAAAGGCGAAGCAAGAGGCGGAAGCCGCGCAGAAACTCGCCGAACAAAACGCGGCGCGAATTGAGGCGGCACAATTGGACGTGCGGTTGTTGCGGCTACGCATCATGGAAGAGAAAGCCGCCGCCGACGGCAACACCGAAGCCGCGAAGAATATCGCCGACCAACGCGAGCGCGCCGAACGCGCGGCGACGCGGGAAAAGGCGCTACGCGATGCGACCACCGAAGCCGAACGCGAAGCGTTGCGCGAACGGTTCCAATTGGAGGATGAACTATCCACCATACAGGAACAACGCGCGGCCGCAGAATCGCAAGGCGCGAACCGCACCGCGTCGGCTAATACGGCGCTAGGTGCGTTCACGTTCGACGCGTACCCCGCGGAAGTACAACGCCGCGTGCAGGAACGAACCGCCGACGCCACCGAAAAGGTAGCCGCGTCTATCTCTACTATCGGGTTTCAATAATGCCGAACTTTTTTTGCATTGAACAGATGGCAAGCCGCGCGTGGTCGTACGACGCGGGCAAGGTTAGTACGTCGCGGGTATTCAAGGTATACGACAACACGGTGCCGTCGTCGTTGCAGACGCCCGCCGACGTGCGCGCGTGGTTCGGTATTGCCGTAGGTGCCAACGTAGCGGGGTTGGTGAGTAGCGGCCCCGACGCGTTGCCCGCGAAGGGTGACGTATTCCCCGACGAAACGGGCGTTTGGGCGAAGTCATACGCGATTGCCCGCGAACCGAATACCGACATTTGGACGGTTACGTGGAACTATTCTAACGCGCAAGTTTCGTCGTCGTCGCTACAACCCGCCGAAGTCGGCTACGTTGAATGGACGTTAGATATCGCCGCGGCATTCGCGGACACCTACATTTCGGCGCCCACGTATCCGTCGAACGGCACGCTATCGAATCCCGCGAACACGCAAATAACGGGCGGCACGCAAATCGACCTAGAAGGGGTGCCGCTATCGCGGTTGAAGTACACTTCGGAATTGGTAATCAATGAAACCATCCAACAGGTGTCGGGCTTGCCGACGATGATTGCGAATATGCGCGCCGCGCGCGGCAAGCGTAATTCGGCGCTTTGGGAAGGGTTCGCTATCGGTACGGTTCTCTATACAGGCGGACAGATTCGCCGCGCGGGCGTGTCGTTGTTCACCGTTACGCATCGGTTTATCGAGGATTCCGAATACCATTTGGTACAGGTACCCGAACGCGACGGTAGCGGAAAAATCCCGTGTGCCGAATTGAACGGCGCGCGCCGCGCGCGCAAGGTTTTTTGGCGTCAACCGTTCCCCTCCACCGCGGATTTCGCGACCATATCGACGAATTGGTGAACCATGCTACCCCGATTCACTAGCGGACAATTAGGGCGGCTCACGTTCGAACACTTGAACGAAATTTGCGACACCGTCGATAGGTTGCGGCCGTTACTCATCACGCCGAACGCGGCGACGTTGAACACCCCCGACCTAGTTTTTGCGCGCATTACGAACACGGTCGGCACGTACGGCGACCATCGTTGGGTCGAAGTGTGGCCGAAAACCAAAGCCGATTACAACCGCTACGTAGAATGGGAGGATCGGCCCGACGGCCGCCAATCATTCGCTAGCACCGACGGCGACAGGTACCAACCCGCGTACGCCGTGCCCGCGTGGAGCGTTGCCACGGGCGCGGGCGTGTCGTTGAACGTGAATAGCATCGTGTCTATGTTGCGACTCGTTGGCGCCGACGGAAAAGTGTCGTGGTTGATTCTGTCCGCCGTCGCGCAATCGGTAATACCCGCGGTGATTGATAGCGCCGCGCCGCTAGGCGCTGTCACGAATCCCGCTACGCGTTGGAAATACACGTGGCGCGAAGTCTACGCCGATATCGTGGTGCCCGCGGGGCAACCCGCCGACGTCGTGTGGCGAATCAAAACGGGCGGCGCGGGCGGCGGTGCGAACAATCTAGGCCCGTACGCGGTGAACGGTTGCGAAACGGGTAACGTTTGGGGTAGCGGCCCCGCGGGTGCGATTATCACGATTGCGCCGATTTCCGTAGGTACGGTGGTGCCGATGGCATTCTCTGCACAATCGGCGTACTTTTCAATTCCCAACGCGCTAAACGTCCAATGTCCACCCTAACAACCACAATTCCGCTACGCGCCGACCGCAACCCGCGTCTATTAGCGTCGTTCACGTTGGGTACGACCGACCAACGTATCTATAGCGTGCCGTCGGACAAAACCGCGGTGCTTACGTGCATCGTGATTTGCAACACGCATACCGCGGCTACCACCTTCCGCGTGCATCATTGCAAGCCCGCCGCGTCGCCCGCGGTCGTCAACGCGCAGTATTACGACGCGCGATTGGCGAACGCGGGCACCGTGATAGATGAGGCGACGCGGCACCTATTGCCGTCGGAGTCGTTGCAGGGTCGCGCAAGCGTTGCGGGCGTTGTGTCTGTCAACGTCTACGGTAGCGAAGGGGTGGCCTAGTGTCGCGGTTAGCCGCCGTGTGTTGCTGCAACACCGACCCCGCGACTAGCCCGTGTTTTCAATGGGTACAGGGTTGTATCCCTCAATTCCCCGTCACGGTTACGGTATCGTTTTCGGGTACGTACCTGTTGGAGCAAATCGACCTTTGCCACCCTACCGTCGAAATCGTAACCGTGAGAGATTACATAACCTATAGCGGTAGTTTTTCGGTGGTTTACACTTCGGCATTCAACGCGTTAAACGGATTCGATGGAGGACAAGCCCCACCAAATCCGCCAACGGGTTCGGCGACGGTATCGTGGCGAAAAGATACGAAATTCAATAGGGAACTACCCTACCCGTGCGGTACGTGGGTTGCCTGTACAGTCGAAACCCTACCGTCTACCATGCCTATATCGTTCGGCGGTGTCGTATGTCAACGCGACACCGTCAACGGAAACGCGTGGTTTTTAGAATCGTTGTTCGGTGGTACGGGTGTCTATACGATCAATTTTTTGAACGATTGTTGCGGCAATGGTGCCGCGTGTTCGTCGGTCTATCAATACGACACACGGCTACGCGTTCGCGGATTATTCGGTGCGGGATGCGATGCGCCTTTGCCACCGATTGAAGATAGCGCGCTCTGCAATTGTCCAACCGCGGGAATTGAAGTTACCTTTCTACGTGAATCGGACGCGTACCCGATCATTGGCCCGATACGACTCCAAAACGCTACGTACTTAGACCCCGCGCTATCGCAACGCCACACGTATACGGGTACCGCTAGTGTCTCTTTCACGTAACGACCACCCGTGCAGATTCGCGAACGGAACCCGCTGCACACACGCGGGCGTCGGTGGCGACATCGGCCCGAAGTGTGATACGTGCCGAATGTATAGTGGCAAGCCGCGCGGGCTAGGCGACATCGTGGCAATAGCCGCGACGGTTACGGGCGTTGCCGCCGTCGTGGACGCGGTCGCGCCGAATTGCCGATGCCCCGAACGTCGCGCCGCACTAAACCGCGCCGTGCCGTTCACCGATACTACCCCTACGGAGTAGAACGAATGCTAACGTACGACGGTTCCAACGGGCTATTCACACGATTGGGAAAACTCTTCGGCCTAGCCGAAGCCGTTCGCAATCACCAACAGGACATCGTTACGCGCATCGCCGCGATTCAAGCCGAATACACATCGGCCGATTCTTATATGGTCGGCGATTTGGTCGCGCAATTGGAACAACGCGTGGCCGCCGCGGGCGCGATCCTTGACGACATTCGGCGCGCTTCCCAATCGACGTTGGTGGAAATGTGCTACGCCGAAGCAATCGCGGGCGGGCGTACGCCGATGCCGTCGAAGTCTGTCGGCGACGCTATCCAATTCCTTATCCGCGAAATGGCGAACGAC